CAAAGCCGCAATCGATCCTGCGTATAGCGAATTGACGCCTAGATTTAGAAAATACAATCTAGACCTGAAAGTTGTCCCTGGATCTCTAGCCAATAATAATACCACTGATTTTGGCGAAGGCATCACTTTGTCAAAAACTGACAAGAAGTTTATCGATCAACCATATGGAACAAACTTCAGAAATTGCGTAACTGGTTTATGGAATTTTGCAGGAACAACCACATTGTTTCCAGAATACGACGGAGCACCAGAAGTCGTAACTGCGCCTGATGTTAATATCACGTTTGACAATACAGCAATGTTAAATGACATTATTGATTCTATTGGCGAATTTGTACCTCTTTCGAGTGTTGATAGGAGAGTAGTGGGCACAGATGTAGAAAGAGAAGGCCGTACAACAACGACTACGACAACAACGCGAGTAACAACAACTAGTTTAGATGTAGTGCGCGGTAGAAATAGTGTCCAGCAAGTTGGAGACTTCGTAACCGATTTCGATTTCAAGCCATTTTTGAGAGAAAGAGATGTCAGAATACTCTCAGAAGGTTTAAGACCAAATACTCGTTTCTATTTCTTCTTTGATGGCAAAGATGTGAATACAAGTGTTATTCCTGCGAAACAGGGTCCGACACGTAGAATTTCTGATTTGGCACGTTCTGGTAGATTTGGCATTTCGCATGAAATTTTCTCGGACAACAAAGGCGTTCTAAGAGCAATGTTCAGATTGCCAGCAGACACATTCTATGTTGGAGATAGAGTTCTGACTATCGTGGATGTTGATGATCTTAATTCTATTGAGGCTGCAACATCATCATCTAAAGCGACATACAGAGGTTACAACTTCTCGGTAGAAAAAACTGCATTGCAAGTAACAACTCGTGAATCAAGTATCGAAAAAGTAACATCAGCCCGAACTGTTACAAATGTTGATGTTCAAGTGAGTCGTCCACGAGATAGAGATGATGATGATGAGCAAAGAACGTTCAGTGGTGTGATTGACCCTATTGCACAGACTTTCACTATCGAAGAAGACATGTCTTCCGACAATGCGCTCTTTGCAACTAAAATTGATCTTTTCTTTAAAGAGAAGAGTTCAACTTTAGGAGTAACTGTCCAACTCAGAAACACTGTCAATGCTTATCCTGGTCCAGAAATTGTCCCATTCAGTTCGATACATTTGGAGTCTGAAGACGTTAATGTTTCAGATGATGGCTCTCTTGCAACCACTGTGACGTTTGATGCTCCAGTCGCTCTTAAAACTGGAGAAGAATATTGTGTTGTTGTTCTTCCCGATCAATCTAATCCAGATTATCTCATCTGGATCGCAAAAACTGGTCTAGAAGATGTGCGAACAGGCTTAAAAATCACAACAGATTCTGCGGCTGGAACATTGTTCACTTCTACAAATAACAAAGCATGGACGGCATATCAAGATGAGAATCTAAAGTTCAAACTTTACAAAGCAGCATTCACAAACTCATCTGATTCCGCAAACACTTCTGGCTCATTTGAAATGACAAACAAAGACCACGAGTTCTTCACTGTTTCCTCTTATGCTGGAAAGTTTAAGCGTGGTGAGAAAGTTTTTGTTCAATCGTCAAATTCAGCAGGAACAATTGCGGCAAACACAACAAGTCAGACAATCACTGGAAGCGGAACATCATTCGCTTCTGCCTTTACTGCTGGTGAAAATATTGTTTATATAAATGGCGCTGATTATCAAGTCCTAGAAATCGCAAGTGTTGCCAATAACACTTCTTTGACGGTAAAAGAATTCCCTTCTGGAGCAAACTCTGCTGCCAATTATTTCAGAACTGTAAGTGGTGATGTAGACTACTTCAATACGACTGGTAATCCTGTCAGACTTATTCTTGAAAATTCAAGCGCTAAGACTGGACTTGTTTTTGCAAACAACAACGTCATTATAGGCGCTGATTCTGGAGCAACTGCAACTGTTGGTACAGTTGACGCTATTCCAGTGAGTTATTTGCAGCCACAGTTCTACAGAACAAACTTCACAAGAACAAAAACAACTCTGGCAGCAACCGCACTTTCGAATGGTTCAAGCGATTATCTTGGAGGAGATAGAATCAATATCGACTTTAACGATAACAAATATTTCAACACGACTCCGACTTACATTAAAAGTAAATCTCTTGCGCCAACTGAAAGATCATTTGTTCTAGAAATGACCTTGACAAATTCAACCAATTCCACATTGTCTCGCGACACTTCTCCGTTTGTCGACCATCAAATTTCAACAGTTGATATTTACGAATATCTTATCAACAATGATTTGACCGATGAAAATAGAAATGTAGAAGGCGCAGCATCGTCCAAGTATATCTCAAGAACGGTAGAACTTGCTGATGGTCTAGATGCCGAAGATATCAAAATTTGGTTGACTGCATATAAGCCACCGACTTCTAATATCACAGTATACGCTAAGTTCAAAAACTCAGCAGATGCTACGCCTTTCGATCAAATTCCTTGGACAAAACTGCAATCTGAAGACAGAACGAACTTCACATCCTCAAATGCGAATCGTTTCGACTTCAGAGAATTTCAGTATTCATTGGGAACAACGGGCTTCCAATCTGACGGTACAACTGTAGTAACATCAGCAACAGCGGGGGGTTCTGCGATTCTCGAAAGCGGCACAACATTCAAGTATATCGATGCTGGTGGCGCTGTCTATACTGACTATAAATATTTCGCAGTGAAGATTGTTTTGACATCAGCTGGTCATGATAAAATTCCGAGAGTCAAAGATATGAGAGCGATTGCGTTGGCGATATGATTGTAAATACAGACCACGAAGATTTCGCGAAGGACTTATCCACAGGCGCTCTTATAAATAAGAATAAGAGCGCCTTAGAGAAGTATCGCAAAGCGAAAGAGCAATCAAATAGGGTAGCCAATTTAGAAAATGAGATGCACGATATCAAGGATGAACTTCAAAATATTCGTGATTTATTAATTCAGATAGCAAACAGGTAAAAGCAGAATGTCAAAATCATCATATTTAGGCGCTAACGTGGAAGTAACGACTGACAGCTTTGGCGGTTGGATCGGCAAAACGAACTTAGTTATCGCGGACATGGCGACTGTTGTTGTCACAGTCGCGGGCGTTGCACAGCCTAACACTACAAACGGTGCGCAGACTACGGGTAACGCGCATATTCAAGGCATCTTTTCAGCAAACACTCTGAGCGTGTCCAACGCACTTCGAGGCGGTTCTGTTAGCGTACCAGCGACTCTGAATGTCACTTCAAATGCCGTCTTCACATCCGTAAACGGCACAATCGATGTCACATCAAGCATTAACCTGTTTACAGTAGACGCGAACAACGTGGTTGTTTCAAGTAACGTGGTATTCGATGGCGGTGCGACAAAGATTTTCTTGATTGATGCTGCAAACACCACTGTAAATACTGGCTCGTTCTTTGCTAAATCGAACACATATCTTTCTGGTGTTAACACATACATCACAAGCACAGAACTAAAATCGACTTCGAACACAATCATCACTGGCTCAAGAATTGATTTTGACGGTACGACCTTCGATGTGACTTCCAATACCATATTCACAGCCGCTTCTTTGAATGCAAATGTTGATGTAATGACGATCGGCTTTAGTGCTGCGGACACTCTAAACGTAAATTCTATCTCAGACTTTAACGCGAATGTCAATATTGACGGCATTCTAACTCAGACAGCGAATGCCGTCTTTTCTGGCGCACTTGTAAATATCACTAGCGTCAATACCACAATCGGTGATGCTGGCACAGACATTCTTAATGTTAACGCTGCTTCCGATTTCAATGCAAACGTAAACATCGATGGAGTATTCACAGTAACTGCGAATGCGACATTCACAGGAGCAGAAACATTTTTCAACAATAATGTCACACTCGGTGCGACAATTGATGATACCGTATCTATTCTTGGTTATGTTGACGAAGATATTTTGCCGTCTGCGACCACAGTTGATTTGGGTTCTAGTGCAAAGCCTTGGGGCAATGTTCATACGACTTATGTTTGGGCTGATACTGATATTGAAGCTGAAGGTCAAATGGTTCTAAAAGGTCTTGGCACAAAAACATTTAGAGTTTTGAGCGCCAATACTTCTTATCCAACTTTGAATGTTCTTCTTAGCACAAGCGCAGACGCAAACACAATGGTCATGGCAGCTAACACCACTGGTATTCACCCTGGTGCTAATACGACATATGATTTGGGTTCTGTTGCGTCAAACTGGTTGAATCTTTATGTAAAAGATGCATCCGTTGCAAATAGCGCTGTTGTTTCAAATGTCTTGACTGTGAATGCACAAGCAAACACAGCATCACTTATGGTTCGCGACTTAACCGCAACTCGTGTGCCGTTTGTAGGCACTGCTGGTGAGATTGTTGATAGTGCAAACTTCGTATTCACATCTGCCAATAACACTCTTTCTGTCACGGGCAACACCACTGTAAGTGCGAATCTATCGGTAACGAATGTCGTATCGGCTGCGAATGTCGCCGCTACTCATGTCGGCACTGCTACTCTAAGCACAAGCGGACTTGCTACGATCAATTCCATGAATGTTGTGACTACCGCGACATTTAACGCGAATGTTGATTTACAAGATAGCGATTATCTATTGATCGGTACTGGAAACGATCTTCAGATTTACCATGACGGGTTAAACAGCTATATCACAGACACAGGAACTGGCGACCTTATTGTAGACGCAAGCACTTTCAGAGTTATGAATGCCGCGAATACAGAAAACATGATTGTTGCGACCGAAGATGCTGGAGTGATACTTTACGCGAATAATATAGTAAGGGTTCAAACAACTCTAGTTGGTGCGAATGTCACTGGAACATTCGGAACATCTGGACTCGCTACACTCGAATCAGCAACTATCACAAACGCACTGGCAGTAAGTGGAACTTCTACTCTTTCAGGCAACACATCTTTCGGACAAAATATTGTTATTTCAGGAAATTTGACTGTCCAGGGTACAACAAATCTAGCAACAAATGCAGATTTCACAGTCAACAACTCAATTTCAACAACATCAACAGTTTCTAGCATCCTAACTGTAAATGGAAATACTGTTCTTGGTGATACGACTACAGATATTGTAACACTGAATGCAAAGATTGTCAACTCAATTATTCCAAACTCAAATAACGCTTTTGACATTGGCAATTCGACAAACATATACAAAACTATCACTGCGAACAACTTTGTGGGTAACACAGATTGGACAAGCGTCCAAAATAAACCAGATCCAGTCGTGACTGTGACACTTGTGGGAGGAGATGTTACAGGAACAGGAAGCGTGACTCTTACCGATCTTACAAGCGGAACTATTTCGTTTGCAGCGAATATTCAACCAAACTCAGTCGCGCTAGGAACTGATACAACTGGCAACTATATGTCTGGTGTAACTGCCGGTGATGGTATCACTGTAACACATACTCCTAGCGAAGGTTCTTCTGCAACAATCGCACACGCCGACACTTCTTCTGTTACAAATGTTAGCGTCAATACCACAGATGGTACAGTTCTTCAAGACTTAGCGCTAACATTTGATACATACGGCCACGTAACTGGCGCAACAGCATCTTCTACAAACCTTGATAACAGATATCCGCTAGTGACTTTCAAAACATTCACAGTTGACGATACTGACACTGAATACACTTGGGCTGAAACTGGCAGCGCTGTTGCTGACGGATTGATCGACACGTTAACTTTTGTGAGCGGTACCGATATCAATGTGAATGTTGACGAAACCAATGACGCCATTCGTATCCAAGGCACAAGCACACTTTCAAGCGTGACTGGTCGCGGTGCGTCTACTGCAAGCGCAATCACTTTAAGCAACGCTACAGATTCGACAACAACAACCACAGGCGCTTTGATTGTCGCAGGTGGTCTAGGTCTTGCGAAACAGTTAAGAGTTGGCGGCAATGCCACTATTTCTGGATTGATGTCGGTAACAGGCAATACAACTTTCTCAGATGATGTGACAATTACTGGCGATCTGACTGTAAACGGTGTTGTAACAACTATCAATTCAACAACAGTTACATATGATGATAAAAATATTGAACTCGGCTCTGTAGTTTCTCCAAGTGACGCGGGCGCTAACGGCGGCGGCATCACACTGAAAGGTACAACCGACAAAACTTTCAACTGGGTAGACGCTACAGACGCTTGGACATCATCCGAGCATATGAATCTTCTGTCAAGCAAAGAATATCACATCAACGGCACATCAGTTCTTAGTTCTACAACATTGGGAAGTGGCGTAACTGGATCAAGTCTGACTTCTGTTGGAACACTTACATCTGGTACTTGGAACGCGACAACGATTGCAGTCAACAGAGGCGGCACTGGCGCTGTCACTTTAACTGGATATGTGAAAGGCGCAGGAACGACTGCTTTAACTGCATCTGCAACTATTCCTAACACAGACATTACCGGTCTTGGCACAATGTCGACTCAGGCTGCATCCTCTGTAAGCATCACTGGAGGCAGTATCACTGGCATTACCGACCTCGCTGTTGCTGATGGTGGCACTGGTATCTCTTCCTATGCTGTAGGTGATATCCTATTCGCATCTGGTTCAGCAACACTCAGCAAACTCGCTGACGTTGCTACAGGCAACGCGCTAATCTCTGGTGGCGTGGGTGTAGCTCCTTCTTATGGCAAGATCGGCTTGACTACACATGTATCTGGCATACTTGGCGTGGAAAACGGAGGCACTGGGCAGACTACATCATATACTGATGGTCAACTATTAATTGGAAGAACATCTACGGGTACATTGTCGAAGGGGACTTTGACTCCTGGACAAAATGTGATCATCTCAAACGGCACAGGTTCGATTACGATTGCGGCTGCGAATACTAATCTTGGATATACAACAGGTTCAAACAGCGGCACAATCACATCTTCAACTGGAACAAACGCAACTATTCCAGCAGCTAACACCACTGTTGCGGGACTCATAACAGCGAACTCACAAGATATTTCTGGAGCGAAGACTTTTACGAGTACAATTACAGGCAATTTGACAGGCAACGCCTCAACCGCAACGTCTTTAGCTACAGCTAAAACAATCACTCTTGCGGGAGACGTTTCAGGTAGCGTATCATTTGACGGATCAGCTAACGTGTCGATGACGGTTGCAGTTGACGATGACAGCCATAATCATATCATCGCAAATGTGGACGGACTACAAACTGCACTTGACGCAAAAGCGCCTCTTGCGAGTCCAACATTCACTGGAACTGTAGCTATATCATCGTTGAATCTGGGCGGTACTACTGTAACAGATATCGCAACACAAGCACAAGCCGAAGCTGGAACTGCTAGTACTGTAGTCATGACACCATTGAGAACTGCACAGGCTATTGCAGCTTCAACCGCAGAAGTTTTAGAAGCTACTTCTGGTGGAGATTTTGGCGGCGTTGGAACATATGGACTTTTAGGCGACAATGGCACTACAATCGCTTATGGTGAAACTAAAGCAGGAAGTGCGCTTTTACGAGCAAGTTTATACGATGAAGCTGGTAACGACTACATGGGAATGATTCTAGCTGGTTCCTTAACTGGAACATGGAGATTGATGGGCGGCAGTTTTAGTAGCAGTAGAGACCGAAATCTTGGTATATTTTTAAGGATAGCATAATGGAATATCGCAACGCAAGACATATTAATGAGACAATGATTGATTGTGAGATTAATCATCCCACATATGGATGGATCCCATTCACATGTGATCCTAATGACACTGGCGCAAACTTTGATGTGGCAGAACTTTATGTTAGAATGAATGCGGATCCACTCACAATTGCATATACTCCTCCAACACAAGCCGAACTTGACCAAAAAGAGGCAGAACTAGTTCGACATAGGAGAGATTATCTTCTTAGTAGAGTAGTTGATCCAATTGTTAGTAATCCACTTCGTTGGGCAGACTTAACACCTGAACAACAACAGGCGTGGTCAAATTATCGCCGTGAACTTCTTGATATTACAGACCAATTAGGGTTCCCAAATGATATTATCTGGCCTGTAAAACCTGAGTAATGTTTCTTATTAGTATAAATAACCATAGATGTAAGGAGATTTTTCTATGGCTATTAAGGCAAATTTAGTTATCGATCAGGGTACTAGTTTTAGTGCTACAGTCACTGTTACAGATTCTGGGGATGCCATATTTAATCTTACTGGTTATACAGTAGCCGCTCAAATGCGAAAGAGTTATGCATCGACAACGGCTACCACATTTACAGCAAGTCATAATGGCGCTTCGGGTCAAATTACAATTGTTTTAAACAGCACCACTACTGCCGCACTTGAACCAGGAAGATATTTGTATGATGTGGAAATCACATCTTCTGCTGGTTTAATTACAAGAGTTGTTGAAGGTGTTGTTACTGTAACTCCAGGAATGACGAGAATTTAATATGACCATCAATGCTGTTGTCACTCAAGGAACACAAACTAACGCGGCTGTATCTCCTCAGCAAAACATTTCAGCAACTAATTACCAAGAAGTGATTGCGAGTAGAGCCACAGTTGTTCAAGGAATACAAACATCCGCTAAGGTAACTCCTCAGCAGAACATTTTAGTTACGAATTATCAGGTAAGCCTTGGCAATATTACAGTGGGCGATCTTACAGATGTCGTTGAGGGGAATTTACAAGATGGTTCTCTTTTAATATATGATGCATCAACTCAAGTTTGGAGAGCTAGAACCTCCATTGATAACCCAAACACTGAAGTTAATGGAGGTTTCTTCTAATGACAATTATTCGGGTAAAACGATCTGGTTCTGGAGGCTCTCCGGGCGCGCTTGCGCAAGGCGAAATGGGTTACTCATTTCTAGGCGGAACACAATCTAACGGCGGTGATCGTCTTTATATTGGCACAGGAACAGAAACTAGCGGAGTTGCCGCTAACATCGAAGTTATTGGCGGCAAGTATTTCACATCAAAACTAAGTCATGTTCCAGGCACATTGACCGCCAATTCTGCTATCATCACAGATGCAAATAACAAGATCGATATCTTGAATGTTGATAGCATCACCATCAACGGCAATGAAATCTCTTCTACCAGTACAAACGGAAACATCGCACTGAATCCTAATGGAACAGGCGCTATTGATGCTTCATCTGCGCAGATTATCAATCTCGCAAATCCAACAGAAAACGCACACGCCGTAACTCTGGGTTATCTTCAAACAACTTTTAGCGCCAATCTAAATATTTCTGGTGATACTGGCACAGATACGATTACTCTTTTAAATGAAACGCTTTACTTCGCGGGCGGCACGGGACTCACTTCTGTAGTGTCAAGCAACACTGTCACGATGAATCTTGACAACACTGCGGTAACTCCTGGATCATACGGCAACACGACTGCCATTGCAACATTCACTGTTGACCAACAAGGCCGCTTGACTGCGGCAGGAACAGCAAACATTGCTACGATTTTAACTATTGCTGGCGATACTGGCACTGATGGTGTTTCTCTGATAAGCGACACTCTGACAATTTCTGGTGGCACAGGACTAACATCCGCTGCCACAAACAACAATATCACAATCAATCTTGACAACACCGCAGTCACGCCAGCAACTTATGGTACAGCAACTGCGACTACAACATTCACTGTTGACCAACAGGGACGCATTACAGCAGCCGCTGCAAACACCATTTCTATTCCAGCATCACAAGTAAACGATTTTGCTGAAGCAGTTCAAGACACAGTTGGCGGAATGCTTACTGGCACTCAGAATGGTATCACTGTCACATACACAGATGGTGGAGTTGGAGCAGGTGTTCTAAACTTTGATGTTGCCGATCCTGTCATCACATTGTCGGGAGATGTAACTGGTTCTGCTACCATGACAAATCTTGGTAACGTCACTATCAGCACAACAATTGCCGCAAACTCTGTCGCTCTTGGAACTGATACAACGGGCGATTATGTTGCAAGTCTTGTCGCTGGTACTGGTGTAACTCTTTCAAACAATTCTGGCGAGAGCGCAACACCAACAATTGCGATTGGTCAAAGTGTAGCGACAACTGCAAACGTCCAATTTAATAGCGGACTGTTTAACGGTAATCTTACAATTGACGGCAACTTTACTGTAGGTGGAAATACAACAACCATAACTGCGCAAAATCTATCAATTTCGGATAACATGATTTATCTGAATCAAGGTGTTTTGGCGACTGTTACAAATGCTGTTGGTGACGGCGCAAATGTTGTATATACGACTACAACAAATAACTATCAAGTTGGATTTAATGTCACTGTAACGGGCATGACTCCTTCTTCGTTTAACGTCAACTCTACTGGCGTTCCAATTATTGCAGCGAATAGCACATCGTTTACCATCGCAAGTGCTGTAACAGATACTTTTGTTTCTGGTGGCTCTGCGAGAGGTAAAACCAGTGCTAATCCTGATTTGGGTTGGGCTGGCGGTTATTACGACGGATCATATGCTCACGCTGGTTTCTTTAGAGATGCAACAGATGGTGTATTTAAGGTATTCAAAAACTATACACCAGAACCTGATTTATCAGTCTTCATTGATACAGCACACGCTTCATTCGCTTTAGCAGATATGCGCGCCAACAACTTTATCGGAACATTACAAGGCGTTGCGAATACAGCCCTAGCACTGAATACAGCAAGAACGATTGCGCTTTCAGGCGATGTTGTCGGTTCTGTATCGTTTGATGGTTCCGCTAACGTCACAATCAGCGCAACGATCCAAGCGAACTCCGTCGCTCTCGGAACTGATACGACTGGAAACTATGCAGGATCAGTTGCAGTGTCTGGTAACGGATTAACCATCACTGGAACTGCTGGTGAAGGCACTGATTACACAATCAATTCGAATGCAACAAATGCGAATACAGTATCCACGACTGTGTTTAGAGATGCTTCTGGTAACTTTGCTGCTGGAACAATCACAGCTTCATTGACAGGTAACGCTTCAACAGCAACTACGCTTCAAACAGCAAGAACAATTACTCTGGCTGGAGATGTTGCTGGTTCTGTATCATTCGATGGTTCTGCTAACGTTTCGATTACAACAACAATTCAAGCCAACTCGGTCGCTCTTGGAACTGACACTAGCGGAGATTATGTTGCGACTGTCGGTGTTACCGCTGGTACAGGATTGTCAGTATCTGGAACAGGAGAAGGCGCTGCCGTAACTCTTGCTGGTATCAATGCCAACAATACTGTCAAGGGTGTTGCGAGTTTTGACGCAAACAACTTTACTGTTTCAACAGGCGCAGTATCAATATCTGCCATTGATGGTGGAACATACTAAATACAACAGCGATAGATAAGTTATATAACTGATTCTATCATTGTTATTATCTGCTATATAGCAATTATACATGGATGCTGGCATATGTCAACAAATATTACGTTAAAAAGAAGTTCCGTTCAGGGCAAAGTTCCAGTCGTAGGTGATCTTGCTCTAGGCGAGATTGCTCTTAATACATACGATGGTAAACTATTCATTAAAAAGAATGTCGGTGGTACTGAAACTATCATTGACGTTACCGCGAACACAAATCTATCTCTTACATCGAATAGTTCTACAGTATCTGTCAATTCTGATAGAGGTACTGATGCTACTATTTTAGCGGCTAATGCTACCACTGCTGGTGTTTTGACTGCTGATGCTCAGACAATTGCTGGAGCTAAAGCATTTACGGGAAAAACTACTACAGGCGATATCACAACCTCATATAATCAACTTACTATTAACGGCGGCCACGTTGGTGATGGTGATAATGATTATGGTATAACAATTAACTCGTTTGAACCAGCTATTACACTTATTGACCGTAGTACTAGTGCAGGTTCTGTCCAGTTATTCGGCACAAATAATGGTGGTCTATGGATTGTAGGAGATACATTAAATGATGGAACTATTGGACATACTACAAATACTACTGACTTCTTAGTTGCTAAATTTGAACCCATCAATACGATATTTTACACGTCTGGTGTCGAATCTATGCGTATTGCCAACACGGGTAACGTCGGCATCGGAACGGCCGCGCCTACGACACCGCTGCATATTAACGGAACAAATGGTGAATTGCTACGCCTTTCCATATCATCTAACGCTTCTATTCAGCAAACTTTCGGATTAGGTTTTGCGACAGGTTCGTCTAGCACGCATCCAGGCGCTTCGGTTTCTGCTGAAGAATTTGATGCTTCAGATAGTCGTGCTGCATTAACATTTTCGACTAGAGGCACTAATGATGACACTGCCCCAACCGAACGTATGCGTATTAGTTCTGCGGGCAACGTAGGAATTGGTACAAGTGCGCCCGCAGCCAAACTGGATGTTAGCGGAGATGGATCAGTCGCAATAGTCACTCGAACTGATGGTACTCGTTACGCTGCATTAGGTGATACTGGTGCTACTGATGATGGCGGTCTTTTTTTATATGATGCTAGTGCCAATCTGGAAGTAGTCATCCGTGGTGGTGGTGATACCTACTTTAACGGCGGTAACGTAGGTATTGGTACAACTACTCCCAATGCCGGTCTAGATGTTCAAAACTGGACAACATCTAGTAGCCCGACACTGTTTGTTGCAAGAGGAACAATTCCAACAACTGCTACTGGCACATCTATTGTTCACGACACAATCGGCGTAACATACGCAGCGGCTACAGCAGCTACAACTTTAATCCATTATCGTGCCCGTCCAGCAGACGCCTTCGGTGCTGGCGCAACTCTTACAAATCAATATGGGTTTTATGCAGATAGTCGGCTTACTCAAGCCACAAATGATATGGGATTCTATTCAGATATTGCAGCCGCAACAGGTCGTTGGAATTTCTATGCAAACGGTACGGCAGATAACTACTTTGCAGGCAACGTAGGTATTGGCCTTACTCCATCTACAAGTGATCCCCTAACAGGTGTTGCCGCTGGGGCTTTGCAAGTAAACGGAAACATCGAACTTAGATATGCGGGAGTAAACACCGATCCAGGTGGTGCAAGATACTTCAACATTGTAAATACCGACACAACTCTTGTTGCTGACCAGCCTTTAGGTGGCATCCAGTGGGTAGGATTAGACACTGACAACCCAAACAGTAACATGGCGTCAATCACGTCTTATTGTGCTAGTAACATTGGAACCACTGGTGATCTGCGCTTTAAGATCGCTGGTACAGAATCTATGCGCATCGCTGCTAATGGCAACGTAGGTATTGGCAACACTACACCCGCTGATAAACTAAGTGTAAGCGGTTCAGTTAGCGCAACATCATTTAATGCTACTTCTGGCTTTATTGAAAACAGTCAAGTACTCGCGTCAAATTATACTCTTGTCACAGGAAGAAATGCTATGTCAGCTGGCCCTATTGAGATAAATAATGGTGTAACTATAACAATTCAAGATGGCGCAAGATGGGTGGTGATTTAATATGGCGATTGCATTAAACGGAACAACTGGAATCTCTGGCAGTAACGGAAGTGCAGGAACACCCGCACTTCAGGGTGAGGATCCTAATACTGGTATTTTCTTCCCTGTAGCTGATACGATTGCTTTTGCTGAAGGCGGTGTTGAGGTTGCTCGGTTTGATAGTTCTGGCAACCTGTTGGTAGGAAATACGGCTTCAAGAGGTTCACGCTTTGAAGTGGAACGAACTGACAACAATAACGCTATTGCAGATTTTAAGACCAACAATGCATCTGGTGATGTGATTATTCGTTCATCTGGTGGTCTTGTTCGCGTAAGAGCGCAGGGGACAAATGATATGTCTCTGATGACCTCTGGTACAGTACGTATGATTATCGCTGCTAATAGTAACGTAGGTATTGCCAACACTACTCCCGCACAGACCTTAACAGTTGACGGCACAATTGGCGGCACAATTATCGCAACTCAGGCTGAAGCTGAAGCTGGCAGTAATAACACAAAATTAATGACTCCTTTAGGTGTGTCACAGGCAATTGATGATCAGAATATAAATTTATCTTCATTGACGACCTTATCAGGATCAAACGTAGATTTTACAGGTATTCCAGCAACCGCTCGTCGCGTGACTGTGATGTTTAGTGGTCTTTCATCAAATGGTACCGTTGTTCCATTACTTCAGCTTGGCGATGCTGGTGGTATTGAGGCGACTGGGTATGTTGGGACAACGGGGGCTATAATAAACGCAGCGGCTACGCAGGTCGGAGGTTTTTCAACTGGAGTGGCGCTTAGTCCATCATGGATAGCAACCGCCGCTCTACACGGTAGTGTTACATTTAACTTAATGGACGCGACCACAAATCTTTGGGCTATCAGTGGGGTAGCAGGAAGGTCTGATGTTAGTACAGTTGTACACACCTTTGGTGGCTCAAAAGCCCTTTCTGCAACACTGACACAGGTTAGATTAACAGTTAGCGCAAACATCTTTGATGCTGGTTCCGCGGCGATTTCTTGGGAGTAGAACATGAGTAAAATAGCACTATCATCAAATACATCTGGCACTGGCGTATTTACAATTGAATCACTAGGTACAAATACGAATCAAACACTTACGCTTCCTGATGCCACAGGAACAATATTTTCAACAGCAGATATCGCAACACAAGCTGAAGCTATAGCTGGTTCTGACAATACTAAACTGATGACTCCATTGCGAGTATTACAGGCTTCAATTGCGGGTATAAATGTTCGAACTTTTATAACGACTGGCGAATCACCATATATTCCAACTACTGGGATGAAATATTGTTTAGTAATCGCTACTGGCGGCGGCGGCGGTGGTGGCGGAGCTGATGGAGCCGATACTGCATCTGGTTCTGGTGGTGCTGGTGGCGGTGCGGGAGGAACAGCAATCAAATACTATACAGCAGCACAAATTGGGGTAAGTGGTGCCACATTTGCTGTTGGAGGTGGCGGAACAGCAGGATCAGCTTCTGGTGGCGATGGTGGCACTGGTGGTACTACAACATTTACTCCTTCTGGTGGGGGAGCAGCCCTATCTGCTCCTGGAGGAACATTTGGTAATGGTGGGGGAGCGCCAACTACAGGTTCATCTGCGTCAGGTGGGTTAGGGGGAACTCCAACAGGTGGTGATTTTAATGTTCCTGGCGGTGATGGTAATGGAGGCACAGGACGAGACGTTGCTGCTCTTGCTGTCGGTGGCGGAGGGGGAAATAGTTTTTGGGGTGGTGGTGGCAGAGGTGCAACTGATACTAATGGTTCTGTTGCTGGTCAGGCTGGAGGCACAAATACTGGTGCAGGAGGCGGTGGTGCGGCCTCTGTTGATACTACAACAGGGGCGGCTGGTGGTGCTGGTGGTGCTGGTGTAATATTTATTTTGGAGTTTATTTAATGCGTAAATGTATCATAGATCAACAAACAAATCAGTGTGTAAATATTATCGTATTAGAAGATGGTATACCATTTAATTCTGGCAACAATCATATCTTAGCTTCAAGACATGATGGCGAGATTGGTTGGGTTCTTACTGATGGTGAATGGGTTTACGAAAAACGTCAAGGACCAGATGTTGCTTCTGAAGCAATTAAAAGACGAAACAAGTATTTGCAACTTACCGACAAATATGTTTTGCCAGATTTTCCGTTGTCAGACGAATTAAAAACAGCCATAGTTAGTTACAGACAACAACTAAGAGATTTGCCAGATCAGTCAGGGTTTCCAAATAATATTGTCTGGCCAGAGCAACCATTTGATATTCTAAAGTAAATGCGCGTTCTGTAATATAAATGCTTAATAAGTAATATACCTATAATTCTTAAAGGGATCAATAATATGAGTAATCTTCGAGTAGATAATATCACAGACGAACTTGGAACTGGTGCGCCAGATTTTCCAAACGGGATTAGCATTGGCGCAACAGCAGACACTGCTACTGGCGCTACGCATTATTTTGTAGAAACAGCAAGTGACGGTGTTATAAGACCAAAGACACTGGCAAACGTTAAGAATGAAATAGTAACCAACGCTGTTGTAAGCGCTGCTGGAGCAGTTATGAAAACTGGCGACCAAACAATTGCTGGCATTAAAACATTTAGTAACAATCTATCAATCGATAACGCATCACTATACGTCGGTGACACTGGCGCTGGGGATATATTAGTATCCAACGGCTCTGTTAAACTTTTCGGACCAGGTACAGGCATTGAGTTTAATGTTTTAAGCAGCACCGGAGTGGAGACAACCAGTATTCTAAGTGATTACGAAGAAGGGACATGGACGCCGATAGTGAATGGTACATCCACCTCAGTCGCACCTCTCGCGACAGGCACTTTTACTGGATCCTACATCAAAGTCGGTAAAATGGTAATGTTAACTGTGTCACTTGTCAACATCGTCACCACAGGATTAACAGCCGCCAATGACCTGTTTATTCATGGATTACCATATGCTGCGACATCAATAACTGGAACAGTTATTTTTCAGGGTTCAGTCGCCCTTTCCGCAGCAACCGTTGCCAACAATCCAGGATTATCAATATCAGATAACACCGCATACATGCGCATATCTGAAAGCACGACTGCATTTGACTATATGATTGTCAGCGAATTTACTTCAGGTACCGCTGACATTTACGGCACAATTATGTATGAAGCAGCTTAAAGGAAAAACAAATGTTAGAAAAAAATACAGTGATTGATAAAATAGAAGTTTTACAGAATGGTTCTGTACAGGTTCGTTCTGCAATGCAAATTATGGAAAATGGTGTTGTTATATCTTCAAGTTTCCATAGACACGTGGTAATGCCGGGCGACGATTATAGCTTAGAGGACCCTCGTGTAGCTGCAATATGTAGTGTTACTCACACGCCTGAAGTTGTAGAAGCGTATTTGAATAAGATAAATAATCAATAAGTAATATGGAGACTTACAATGGCACAACCAACAACAAGAGACACTTTTAAAGAATGGTGCCTACGTAAGTTAGGTAAACCTGTCATTGAAATTAACGTAGACCAAGATCAGGTCGATGACCGTGTTGATGAAGCCCTTGCCTATTACTGGGATTACCACTTCGATGGCACAGAGAAGACATACTATAAACATCAAGTGACGAATCAAGACAAGTCAAATGGCTACATCACTATACCCGAGAATATCATTGGCGCAATCAACATCTTCGACTTGTCATCAAGTATCGCAACATCTTCAGGTATGTTCAATGTCCAATATCAGTTTGTGTTGAATAACATTTACGAGTTAGCTAATTATAACACATTGCACTATTGGATGTCAATGGAAAACTTGCAGTTTATGGAAAAAATGTTAGTCGGTTCTCAGCCAATTCGCTACAATCGCCATATGAATAGACTCTTCATTGACACGAACTGGGAAAGAATTGAAACTGGGCATTACATCATTGTAGAATGCTACATGATTGTCGATCCAAATACTTACGCAGATGTTTGGAAAGACCGCTGGTTACAGAACTATGCGACAGCAAAAATCAAATACCAATGGGGATCAAATCTTACAAAGTTTACAGGCATGACATTGCCAGGAAATGTGCAGTTTAATGGTGAAGCCATTCTAAACGATGCTCTTGCCGAAATTACGAAATTGGAAGAAGAAATGATTTCGTCATATTCTTTACCGATTACTGATCTTATCGGCTGAAATATACTTATGAGATTAGGATCATAACATGGCAACAAATTTTTATTTTTCAAACTTTACAAACTCAGGCGAACAAAACTTAATAGAAGATTTGATCATCGAATCGATTCGTATCTTCGGTCAAGATGTTTGGTATCTGCCAAGAACTCTTGGCGCGGTAGACGACCTTCTTAACGAAGATGATTTATCAATCTTCAATAAGGCATATATGGTAGAAATGTATATCAAGAATGTTGACGGCTTCGAAGGTGAAGGCGACTTCTTGTCCAAGTTTGGTTTACAAATTCGCGATTCGATCACATTCACAATGTCACAGAGAAAGTTTTTGCAAGATGTTGCTTTATATGATGAGATGGTTCGTCCAAACGAAGGCGATCTGATTTACTTCCCGCTAAATCGTAAGTTGTTTGAATTGAAGCATGTTGAACATGAGTCCATTTTCTATCAGATGGGTGCGCTCCAGACATACGACTTGAAATGTGACCTGTTCGAATTTTCAAATGAAAGATTTGCAACTGGCGTCCTTGAGATTGACACGCTTCTTAATGCATACCGCACAACGGGTGTTAACGCGAATACGGCAGTTGCGAATGTCGAATCGCTTTCACTTCTTGGAGCAGACAACTTCACAATTGAAACAATCGCTGACAGTATTCTCGACTTCAGCGAAAGCAATCCATTCGGGGACGATAACTATTAATGTTTACTCCATTTTACAACGAAACGACTCGCAGATATGTCGCCATTTTTGGCACATTGTTCAATGACATAACAATCAGCCGTAAAAACAACGCTGGCACAACCATTCAGACAATGAAGGTGCCCGTAAATTATGGACCGATGCAGAAGTTTCTTGCAAAGCTAGAACAGGATCCAAATCTGACTGCGCCCGCTATGACTCTACCTCGTATCACATTTGAAATTATCGGTATGACTTATGACGGCGAAAGAGTGCTTACGCATTTAGCAAGGCACAAGATGCCCAGATCAAATGATGACAACTCTTATAACACGCAGTTTACTCCTACTCCTTATAACATCGATTTTCAATTGAATATCATGACTAAGTTTACAGAAGACGGCTCTAAGATACTTGAACAAATTCTCCCTTATTTCAAGCCAGAGTTTACGCCAACTGTAAAATTGGTCGATACTCTTGAAATGTATTTTGATGTTCCTATTGTTCTGACTTCTATAACAACAGAAGACACATACGAGGGTTCATACGACGAAAGAAGAGCGTTAATTTGGACACTCTCATTCACAATGAAGGGTTATTACTTCGGTCCAGTGACAACGAAAAAGGTTATCAAGTTTGTAAAAGCCAATGTGTATAATGAGTTGACTGCGAATACCGCACTTGAAAGAGTGACAACAAGACCAGGACTCACATCAACAGGTCTTCCATCGACAGACATAAGCAACACAGTAAACTATAGCCTAATAAACTTTGATGATGATTGGGATTACATTGTGACGATAGAGGATATAGCGTGATATAATGGACGAAATTGGAAAACATCTAGGCACTAAGCCAGTTATTGAATATGCAGAAATTGTTGGTGAAGAGACGCCTAGTAAAGTTGTTGTGAAAGCGGAAGATACCACGTCCGAGAGTGAGCGCGATTACAAATACGCAAGACAGAACTTCATTGACATTATCGAAAAGGGTGCAGACGCATTAGAAAATCTCATGGACGTTGCCCTACAGTCGCAACATCCTCGCGCATACGAGGTGCTTGCAACGACAATGAAAACTTTGATCGATGCGAACAAAGACCTTGTAGAATTGTCAAGAAAGAATAATCCAGAGCCTGAGCAAAAGCAGACCACTTCAGGCAAAGTTACAAATAATCTGTTTGTTGGATCAACACATGATCTGCAACAAATTTTGAGAGATATGAGAAATGAATAATGGTTATCGTGGCAATAGAAATTTAAAATCTAAAGGCATACAACTTGAATGGAGTCAAGAGAGGGTTCAAGAGTATTTGAAATGCGCAAGGGATCCAATCTATTTTGCTGAAAAATATATCCAGATTGTTCACGTTGACCGCGGTCTGATCCCTATTATTCTGTATGACTACCAAAAAGAAATCATGGAAGCAATCGCTTCGAATCGCCGTGTGACTGTTAACACTTCAAGACAAGCGGGCAAGACAACGACTGCGGTTGCCGTAATTCTTCACTACATCCTATTCAATGATCACAAGACAGTTGCGCTTCTTGCGAACAAGGGTGACGCTGCAAGAGAAATCTTGGACCGTATTAAGATTGCATACGAATCACTTCCAGACTGGCTACAGCAAGGTGTTATTGAGTTCAACAAGGGTTCAGCCGAATTTGAAAACGGCAGTAAGATTATCGCGGCATCAACATCATCATCTTCTATCCGCGGTAAGTCCGTATCGTTTCTGTATATTGACGAAACTGCATTCGTGGAACACTGGGATGACTTCTTCGCGTCTGTTTTGCCTACAATCATTTCTGGTAACACAACGAAGATGCTTTTCACATCTACACCAAACGGTCTGAATCACTTCTATAAGACTTGTGCTGGTGCTATGGAAGAGACAAACGGGTACATCTATATCGAAGTACCTTGGCAAAGAGTGCCTGGTCGTGATGATGCTTGGAGAGAAGAAACACTCAAGGCAATGAACTACGACTACCAAAAGTTTGCGCAAGAATTTGAATGTGTCACTGGCGACACATTGATAACAGTAAGAGACAAAGAAACTGGTATAATTAAAAACATCAAAATTGGCGAGCTGTACGCAGAATTATATTCTTAGAAATTCACATTTATATAAATAACAGTGACATTAATAGGAGTCATATTCATGAATAAAACGTATGTGTATAAAATAACAAGAAATGATGGTCTAGAATATGTTGGCATAACAATTAATCCCAAAGCAAGAAAAAAATCACATTTAAAGAGTATGAGATTTGCTATTGGCATCAAAGATTTTAAAATACTAAAAGAATGTGGTACTTATAAAGAAGCCGAGCGATTAGAAGAAGTATATATCCAACAATTCGATACTTATGAAAATGGATTAAATCTCACTTTAACAGGCAAAGGTTTAAACGACATCGAAAAATTCAACACATATGGTCACAAGTTTTCAGAGAAAAGTAAAAAGAAGATGTCGGAATCAGCAAAGAAAAGAGGACTGAATGTGCCGATTGGATTTAAGCATTCTGAAGACACCAAAAAACATTGGTCCAATATAAGAAAAAATAAAGTATATGGCCCTATTAAACTTACGCGCGAACAATGGTTAGAATTGTATACGGAGTTTAAAGAAGATAGGATTCAGTTTGAATCCGAATATATAGCAAGATTCGTCAAAAAGACGCAAAAATTAAATGTGTGTCACATAGCATTCTCAGAATTAAAAAGCGGCAACGGTAAACCGCTGACAAAAGAAACACTATACAGCAACTACTATGCTGAAAAATTTAATGTTACTCCACAAGCAATAAGAGTCATATTTAAAAATAAAGGGATTATGGCAGATGCGATATGAAGTATTAACTCCAACTGGTTGGTCGGAATTTGTTGGAATAAAAAAGAAACAATCTACTGGTCTAAGCCATATCATAACTGAAAGTGGTAGACAATTAGAATGTACATTAGATCACCAGATAAAAACTAACTACGGTTGGTTATGTGCCCAAGATATTTCTGTAGATGATATGATATTAACAGACACGGGTGCTGAATTGGTGGTAGCAAATTATATACAAAAATCGTCTGTTAACGATGTGTTTGATCTGTTAGAAGTTAAAAAAGATCACCAATATTATACGAACGGTATTATTAGCCACAACTGCGAGTTCCAAGGCTCATCTGGTACACTCATCAGCGGTAACGCCTTAAAAGCTCTTGCTCCAAAGCCCGCGATTACAGAGACAAACAACATTTCAATGTATAAAGCGCCTGTTCCAGGACACACTTATGTGTGTGTCGCTGATGTGTCAAGAGGCAAAGGCTTAGACTATTCCGCATTTCAGATAATCGATGTTTCCGAAATGCCTTATGAACAAGTATGCGTGTTTCGAGACAACATGGTAACACCTGTTGACTATGCGGAAATCATATATAGAACAACAAAAGGCTATAATGACGCATACACTTTGGTAGAGATTAACGACATTGGTGAACAAGTGTCAACAATTCTCAGTTATGACTTTGATGTTGAAACTCTCCTGTTTACAGAGTCCGCAGGCAGATCAGGCAAAAGAATTTCTGGTGGGTTCAGCAAAGGCGCTGACAAAGGAATAAGAACGACGAAATCAGTGAAAGCAATTGGATGCAATATACTCAAACTGCTTGTTGAACAAAACCAATTGATTATCAATGACTTCCACACCATTAACGAACTATCGAAGTTTTCAAGAAAAGCCAATTCGTATGAAGCGGAATCAGGATCACATGACGATTTGGTTATGTGTCTTGTGTTATTTGCTTGGCTATCAGATCAAATGTTCTTTAAAGAAATTACGGACATTAACACTATGTGGAAATTGAGAGAGAAAACAGAAGAACAAATCGATTCTGAAATGTTGCCATTTGGTTTCATGGATGATGGAACAGACTTAGAGACTCGACCCGTGATAGACTTAGTTGAAGACCGCTGGCTAAATTTCTAATTGATTTCGAAAAAATATAAATAATGATATAGTTTATTAGAGTCATACACTATTCACATATATAAAGGAGAAATGAAATGGGATTTCAGGTAAGTCCAGGTATTAACATTAGCGAGATTGATCTTTCTACTGTTGTCCCTGCGGTAGCATCTACAGAAGGCGCTATCGCTGGCGTGTTTCGTTGGGGACCGCTAAATGAGAGAGTTCTGGTCACATCAGAGACAAATCTTGCAACGCGCTTTGGTAAGCCTTTCGCAAACAGCACATGGACAAACGCAGAAACATTCTTTACTGCGGCTGACTTTTTGGCATACGGCAACAAACTTTATGTGGCTCGTGTAGCATCAAATACCGCATATAATGCCGGATCATCAAACGCGCAAATTTCTACTGCAACAGCCGCGCTTGCAAATTCATCATCAGCTTTCATAGCGAGATATCCAGGCGCACTTGGCAACTCGTTGAAAATTTCTATCTGTGAAAACTCTTCAAACTTTTCTTCGGCCAACAACGGCATCACAGGTATTACCCTCGCTTTAGGTGCAAACACAGCCACAGTTTCTGACTACGCATTGCTTACCGCTGGTGATATCCTAAGAGTTGGAAGTTCTGCTATCGGTTTTCAAGACCTAGTTGTTTCGATAACACCCTCAACTTCTACTGTCTCGTTCACAACAAAATACAAACTTTCCACTGCTTTGTCTTCTGCGACAGGAACAAGAAAATGGGGCAACTACAAAAATGTAAACGCCGCACCTGTTGCAAACAATATCCACGTAGTTGTAATTGACGAAGATGGTGATGTGTCTGGCACTCCAGGTACCATTCTTGAAGTTTTTGAAAATGTTAGTATCGTATCAACAGCAAAATCAGAATCTG